GCAAAGCATTATCATTTAACATATCATAATCAGTTGCAACATCCAATATATTATTATACCAATTAATAGATTGGTCCGTTGTTGTTGCATACAATTTATACTTACCTTCTTTTGTTAAAAGATGATAATCACTTCCTGTAACTTCATATTTTGGATATGGGGTTACAGACGCACTTGCCTGTTGTGTATACATCATACTCGTAGTTGTTTCTGTATACAACCATTTTTCAAAATCATCAAATCCAGAAACAACTTTTTCACGAAGATTTTTTATTTTTATCTTGTTTATATCAACAGATCCAGTATATGTGTTTAGTGTTTCTAACTGACTGTTATAATTTTCTATAAGTTGTATCTTATAATAAAAGTTTTCAATTCTTTCTTCGGCTGATGAATAAAATATAAAATTTTCAAACTCCGTAAAATCCATATTTAGTCTTACGGAAGATCCAGAATTTAGTAAATATTTATTAAGTATTTCCTGTGATGTCTGTACATTTGTGGATAACAACTCATTCCAAGATTTATAATCGGTTGATGCTCCTGTGAATGATTTATAGTCAACCTCATAGTTTGGACCCTTTATGTATTTTTGATCCGTAATTTCATAGTCTTTTATGAACTTAACATTATCAATGTAGGGTTTCATTATTTGACTTGAAAGCCAACATTGATAATATAAATCAACATCAGTTGGTAGTGGTTCTAATAATTTAGCATAAAAATAATTAGTATTACCATCAGATGTTACATTGATAATATCTACGAGATTGTTTTCACCAAAATTTAATACAATGGGTAATTTGTATTTTGATCCACCTAAATATTCCAATACAAAATCACTTAGTTCTTGTAAAGAAGTTGTGTCATTTGGATTAGTTAGTGATAACCTTATTTCTCTTCTATCTTGTGAAATATCAGAAACAAATAATCTATTATCAGTATAATTTGCACCTATTAAATTTCTTAAAAAATTATAAACAATTTTATATGGTCCAGGTATAAGATTAATATTTGATAAATGATAATGTATATCGAGGTTGATATATTTTATAGCATTACCATTTTCTATCTTAGAGTCTAAACTATACAATACTGAGTAAAGTGTGTCTACATAGGCACCATTTGGTAGAAATACATGAAGTTCTACATTTGTTCCAGGTGATAACGGATCTTCTGGATTGTTTATTACAGAAAATTTTGGAACTACGATTTTCTTATTCAAATCTGATCGATTGAATCGTATACCACGAATTGGATCATTCGTGTTTAATATTTCATTTATATTTTTGTATAAAAAATTTGGCATAGTTAAAATTAAAATTGTTTAGAATTATCCACCACCGGTTCCACTACTTCCTTTCGCCTTTTGAATTATTACTCCGTTTAAATCTGGTAATGTTGCAGGAAATCTTCTTATTTCTGAAACTTCTTGTGCTAATGTATCCAGAACTTTTCCTGTATTTTCAGCAAGTGTAGTAATTGAATTTTGTAAAAACTCCTCTTGTCTTTGAACATCTATTCGTAATGCATCGAGTGTTTCCTCTTGTTGTCTTGATAATTCGATATTAGTTCTTTCGAGTGCATCTGCACGAATATTTGCGGATATATTTTCATCTGCCCAAGCAGCAATTTTGTGTTCCCACTCAACACCAGCTTGTTGCCAATCGGAAATTTGTTCACTCTTTGAACGAACTGTTGCTTCAAGTTCAGCAACCTTTTGTTTAAGAGCAGCAGTAGAATTTTCGTTACCCATTATTAAATTATTAAGATGTTTTACCAATTCATTTTTTGCAGTATTTTTTATGGTTTCAATATCAGATGGAGTTATACCAGAAATAGGAATTCCATTGTATATTATATTTTCATAGTCTTGTAATAACTTAACAACATTTTGTTCAGCAGAAACAGCTTCAGGTAAGTTAGAAAATTCAGATTTAACTATGTAATTAAAATCGGAATCTAAATATCTCTCATCAATAACGGGTATTTCAATCATACCTGTATTCTCTATAAATCTTTTATCGCCATAACTTATTATACGATTTGTTTCTGTGTCACGAACTAAATCATTCATCGTGTAACCTTAAAATAATGATTATTATCAAATATTTGAACATTATCACCACCATCAGTTTCTACTTTAACAACGACTCTATAAAATCTCTCTGGTTGAAATGAATCCATCCAAAGATTGAAATAACTACTTGTTCCATCACAACTTATTTTAGAGCCAGTATAATCAAACGGTAATATTATTTCATCCGTATGTGCATCTCTTACTTCATAATAAGATGATGATGGCAGATAATAATTTATAGTTTGATAAGACTGTGTTGTATAATTTTTTTGTGGGTATCTAGTATTTGCATAAATTCTTATTTTTGCCTTTTCTTTTTCTGCATAAAACTTTTTTAATCTAACATTCAAATTTAAGTCATCAATTGAAACGGGTGACAAACTACCAGTTATAAATTCTGAGTCATCCCATACCACATTTAATCGTGGAACATATATTGTATTACTGTCTGTACCAAAAAATTTTAAACCTGTTATTAAATTATCTGGAGAACTTTCTATTTCATTACTAAATTTAACAATTATACCATCATTATCAAATCTTCCAGATCCAGTTATCCATTTTTTAACTATACTGGTTACATCCATATAAACATCGGATGATTGGAATGAGAAAGATTGTGTACATTCTAAATTAGCATAATCCCACCATGTACCACCTCCTTCATTTGTAAAATAAGAAGATGTTACAGTTGCAGATAAATAATTTGTTCCAAATAATATATTGGCATCAACCCAAGTTTGCGATATACTATCCCATTCAAAAGAAGAAGTTCCAGGCGGTATATCCCATTCAGTACCAACTCTTTTTGATGTTCTATATCTCCAAGATACGCCATCGGTTGTAACAGGTTGATTAGTATATCTTCCAGTACCATTAGTCCATGATGAACTAAGAGGGTATGCATATATCTTATACTCTTGTGGAATTTCTCTTACATCTGCAGTTATCAGTGATAGATAATATTTTGCATTATTAGATATTTTGTTAGCATTTACTCTACTTTCAATATCAGATACATCGAACTTTAAAAGAATTCTACTATTATAAATAGAAGATCCGGAGCCCGGTGTTTCGTGTAAAATTTCTAAAAGAGGATCTATACCAGTATTCATTTGGTATAATCTTTCATAAATTGTAGCGTCTCTTTCTGCAAAAATAGAATATATCATCCAAATGCCCTCGCTCTTCCGAGTATATCGTTATTAGGATATTTTATTTCAAAAATAGAAGGATCAAGTGATGGAAATAAAATACCATCTTTTGTTGCTTGATCTATGTTGTAAGCATGAGAAGAGTAACCAAGAGTTTGATCGTGTAAATTTTTTAGTTTTACACTAACAACTGTTTGAACACCATCTACTCTATCTAATTCAGTATAAATATTACTTATAACAATTGGTTGATTTATTTGCCACTTTCTTACATCAAAATATTGTTTTAATCGGTCTATACATTTTAAAACAACTTGATTTGCATTTTGATCTGGCAAAGTTATTATATCAAAATCTACACCAATGTTTATAATATATGCATCTCTTATATTGATTGCATCTGTTAATATTCTGTAATGATTTAAGTATGTTTTTAAGTTTTCTTTAGTTGCATCATTTACTGTTGTTAAATTTTCATTCACATCGTATCCTAGAACATAAAAATTCAACGCAAGAGCATTCTGAATTCTATCACTATTGTATATCGAATCAGTTGTCAATTGAGTATCTTTTGTAATATAAGCCTTCGCAATAGAACCGTATTTTTGTGGTAAACTATAAGCACGAATTATGTAATCTTCTTTTGTAACGGCACGATTTTGAGCTGCAAAAGATGCAAGAGCATTTTGACGAATTTCGTTTATATCCTCTGTTAATTTTCCACCAGTTGCTGGTACAGGATTTGTTACCGCCAAACTTGATACTGCTTGATTATACAATACAGGATCCAATCCTTGTGAATCTAAATTTATATTTCTTGTTAAAATTCTTGTTAATGTTTCACTTGAAAGATTATCGGAAATTCCTTTACCCGTGGTATAATAAAATTTTAAAGTTGTATTATTTGGTGCCAATCCGTATGTTTTTGTGTATAAAAAATTTGACGGATCTATATCAATTGAAAGATTATTATTAGTAACTGGAAGAGATCCACCAACTAAATCTGGATTTGGTATCAGTAACTCATCATCTAAATTTGATATACCCGCACCAAACTGAATTTCGAGGTTTCCGTTGGCCATCTGTCTTGTTGTAAATCTTCTTGGAATTTTTCTCAGTTTTAGAATATATGGAGTCTCTGATCTATATTTACTTAGTTTACTGTCATTTCTTGGAACATTCATAACCGGATCAAAAATTGTATCTTGTGCAAGATATGGTACATATTCCCATCTATTTCCATCTGAGTCTTCTGCATAAAGAATTTCTATCAAGTCCGGTTCTTCCAAAGTAACCTTATCATAAGGTTTTGGATTTCCAAATGTAAATTCTTTTGTTTTTACAATTCCAGAAA